AAAATATACAAACTTGCGCTTTGTGGGGCCCCCGGGCCGTGGGGGGTGGGGGTCTAAAAAAGGGGTATCGACAAATAGGAAAAGCCCCCTATTCCGCATTGTGAGATGCGATTTCACATTGTGAAACGCAACCCCTAATTGGTGCGGTGCAACATTGGTGCGGTGCAACATAACCCCCGTTTAAACAATGCACCAATATGGTGCATCATGTTGCGGTGCAATATGCGTGCTTGCGTATATACGCACATATGCATATAACCAGCCCGCCCCGTTTAAACAATGCACCAATATGGTGCATCATGTTGCGGTGCAATATGCGTAGGTGCGTATATACGCATTGAGGCATATAGATGAATAACCATGCGGGTGCGAGGGGCGATCAGGCGGTGAGGCGAGATAGTGGCATTTTGCCGAGCCAGCGATTGCCCATTATTTCATAATGTGAAAATCCATTTAAACGCATTTAAAGCCCCATACAAGCCATTTTTGAAATGAGGTAAGGGGGTATCCTCAGACGATAGGCGATCTCGATTTTCGAGGGTAAACCCTAAGTATAAAGAGAGCCGAAACCATAACTAAAAGTTATAACCGCCAACTGTAATTTTTCTCACATTGTGGAATGAAAACCCTTGTTTTCCTACACCATATCTATACGATTGAGGTATAGCAATTTTGCTATTTGATTACTAACCTTTAAGGAATAGAACTTATGAACAATAGAGAACAATGGCTCAACACCATTACTAATAAATATCTTCGCCCCCATTTTGCTAGTAAGGGCTACACAATCCCCGCCAATATTAGGCTTTCATGCTCACAATCTAGCAAAGGGATTCACACCAAAAAACATCAAAAGCGATTCACATTGGGTCAATGCTATCCCGCCTCAATGAGTAGCGATAACACTACTGAGATTATCATTGTGCCGAGTTTGTCCGATTCGGTGCGGGTAGTTGATGTTTTGATTCATGAACTTTGTCACGCTACTGTCGGCAACAAAGAGGGGCATAACAAGGTTTTCGCTGATTGTGCCTATGCCGTAGGTTTAGAGGGCAAACCAACCTCAACCAATGCAACAGAGGGTTTAAAACAGGCGATTCTACAATGGGTCAAATATGAGGGCGAATATCCACACGCTACCCTAAACGCTACCTATAAAAAGCAATCTACCCGCTTACATAAGTGTGATTGTGTCCATTGTGGTTACACCATGCGGATAAGTAGTAAATGGCTCAAACTCGCTACCCCCCGTTGTCCTTTAGGTCATGGTGAGATGTTGCACGATTTCGCCTCAGATGATGAGGACACAGAGGAATAAACCACAGGGCGGGGCAAACCCCCGCCATGTTTAAACACACCAACCAATAGGAAAACAAAACCATGAAATTCACAATCTTAAAACTGATCAAAGAGAAAAAAGTTGTCCCCGCCAAATTGTTAGGCGATCAAACCCCTAACGGGTTCACATGGCAAGTTAATGATTCTGATGTTTTGGAATATGACCGCACCACTAAGCAATTCACCCTTGAGGTTTATGAGTTCGGTGAAGATGAATGGGAACTCGTAAAAACTTTAGGGCATGAGCAAGCCTACCAAGTGGCATTAGATGAGGGCATTATTTACGAGTAAACCACAGGGCGGGGCTATCCCCCGCCATGTTTAAACACACCATATAGGAACTAAAAACATGACACAGACATTAATCATTGAGAAAAAGCAAGTTTATGGGAATGAGGTTTTTTACCCTGTAAACGAGCAAGCCAAACTATTTGCAAAGATCGCCAATACTAAAACCCTATTGAGATCAACGATATTGACCGCCAAAGAGTTAGGCTATACCATTGAAGTTAAACAACCCGAAACCACATTTTAAGGAACTGAAAACATGACAATCGAACTCAACCCAATCAGCAAAAATATTAATGTTCTAACGCTACCAATGGGGGATATTCTGTTTAGTTATAAGACCCCTGTTGCGTTTTATGAGATGAACACAGGGAACTATTACAGGACATCTCAAAAGTGGTCAAAAACCACTAGCCGACACATTAACCAATGGTTAGCGGATCGACACGCAACAGAGAAAACCACAGAAAAGCCACAGGTATTCTTTGACGAATTGACAGGTTTTATTTAATCAACCACAGGGCGGGGATTTTCCCCGCATTGTTTAAACATAGGGGCAGTTATGAAAACAAAACTAAAAAACAGATTAGACAAATTAACCAAACTCTATCCGAGTGTGTGGTTTAAAGATGGGGGCGAGTTTGCCTCTAGCCATGCCAATTCAATTTGGACAGGTGAGGGGAGTGAAATAGAGGGGGATTATGCGTTTAGTTTTTACGGCTACCCCGACACATTGGGGATACACCCGAAACTAGAAAAGACCCTAAACAAAATGGGGTTATATGCCGAGTTTTATGATGGCGGGACAGTTTTCATTTACGAACAATAAGGGGCAACAAAATGCGTAATTTACCATTGATCATCACCACAGTTATTCTCACCGCCATATTCGTTTTGTGCCTGTATGTGGTGCTAGAAAAGGCATTAGCCATATGCGTAGTAGGGTTAATCTTTACATCTTTTGCTTTTGGGTATATCGTTAGAGATGATTTAAACTAAAGGGGAAAACATGAGGAACAACAGAATCACATTATCAATAAATGAAATCGTAAGAGTGGCAGAGGTTTTGGAACTATACAAGGTAGCGTTTAAACAAGACCCCGACAATACCGAATTTTACAGGGGTGCATATTCCATGCTTACCGATTTGGATATTGAGCCAAAGACCGCAAGCCAATTACTCACCACGATTCAATTCAAGGTGCGTATTGCTAAGATCGATTCCGAAAAGGAACGACAAGAGGAATACGATTTGACAGTTAAATATCAGTTATGACCAACCAACCACAGGGGGCTATTTTCTAAACCAACCTAGACCCGCCTAGATAAGCGGGGGCATTAAACCATTACAACCAAAGAGGCAAATTATGTGAACCAACCTAGACCCGCCTATACAAGCGGGGGCAGTAAACCATTACAACCAAAGAGGCAGATTATGATTGAATATATTGACGAATCAAAAGCGTATGAACTTTATGACGAGATGCTAGACGAACTCTACTCACCCATAAACATAGCGGGCATAGAGTTCGACCCTAGCAGAGTGTTAAAGGAATTAGACCCAATAGCGTATCAATGCGGGTTTAATGATTGGCTCGACAGTTGCGACCTAACGACTGATCCGAGTGAACTCGAAACCGAAACCGAATAGGGGAGTGTTTAAACATGACTAAGTTTAGATTTGAGGTTTTTTGTGAAAGTGGCAATTTAATTTATATGGGGGTCAATAGTTTAATGGCTACCCAAATTGAATTATTAGGCTACACAGTTAAACGCTATTGGGACAACGAACTTATAGGGAGTGTTTAAACATGGCTAACCCAATTAATAAAATCCTAGACGATTTGCGGGTGTGTGATGATGTGAAAGAGGCACAGGCAATATTAGACGAAACCTTTTACATTTATGGGGCTGATTCTGAGGAATTGGAAAGGGTAGGCGAACTATACCAAACCCGCATAAATGAACTGATCGAGGGGTTAGATCGTGATTATTGACCAACATAGACCGACACTCACAGAGCCACAGTTTTATGAGATCGTGCAAACCATAGCCGACATTGGCAAAGATTATGATGACTATAAAACTTATTACAAGATGTGCGACAGATATGGTAAGCAAGTGATCGACAACATTGTGTTTAAGATCAATGACATTTATTTAGACATACTAAGAGGGGGTGCGTTTAAACATGAACAATGAAACTTTATTAGAAAAAATTGCATTGACCATATTGTTTATTTTATTTTTAGGCATTATTCTTAGCGTATGAAAGCATTATTAACATTATTAGGCATTATCAAATTACCAACCACGAAACGAAAGGCAAAGCCATATGGCAAACTTATATAAAACCATTTCATTACAGGATACAACCAACCTTATTCAAGCAGTAGGAACGCATACGACTGTATTGGCTCAGGGTGAGATGGGTATCGGTAAATCATCAATCCTACACGCATTAAGAGCAAAATTAGGGGAAAAATATCATTATTGTTATGGTGATATGACAACCAAAGATGTAGGCGATTTTCTAGTGCCGAAGATACGCAGTTTAAACGGGGCAGAGGTATGCTCATTTATTCCTAATGAGGAATTTGGTTTTCACCATGACAAACCAATCGTATTAATGCTTGATGAGATCGGCAAGGCAAGTAAGGCAGTTATGAATGCTTGTTTACGATTAATGCTAGAACGCAAACTAGGCACTTACTCACTACCGAATGGATCGATTGTATTTGCAACCACTAACCTAGCCAATGAGGGCATAGGCGATATGTTGCCCCCTCATGCACGCAACCGCCTAACAGTTGTAAAGGTGCGTAAACCTACGGCTGACGAGTGGCTCGAAAACTTTGCATTGGATAACGACATAGCCCCTGAAATCTTGCAGACTGTAAAGCAATTCCCGCAGATGTTAGCGAGTTTCGAGGATTACACTAACCCAAAAGATAATGAGTATATCTACGATCCACGCACACCCCGCCCCGCTTTTGCAACCCCTCGCAGTTTGTCAAAGGCAAGCGACATTATTAAAAAGGTCAAACCATTGGGGATCGACATTCTCGGACACGCACTTAAAGGCACTATTGGGGATCGTGCAACCTATGACACATTGACCATTGTGCAGTTGTCAGAGCAGTTGCCTGATTGGGAAAGCATTATTAAAGAGCCAACAAAAGCACCCATTCCCAAATCGCCCTCAGCAGTTTGTATGCTTGTGTATTCGGCAGTTCAACAGATCGACAAGGAAACATTACCCAAGTGGCTTACATACATGAACCGATTAAGCAAAGAATCACAGGGTTTATTTGCTACGAGTGCTATGCGAACACAGAAAAAAGCCATTGTTGCAACCAATAAAGAGTTCGTAAAGTGGGCTACCGATAATAACTATATGTTCTCTGGGAGTGTTTAAACATGGATCAGGCAATTAAAATTATTGATATGCTTATGAACTTAGCCATTGACCTAGCACCCGATCAGGAATTTGCTGAGATGTATGGATTCAATGACAAACTCAATGAGGCACAAGCATTTATTGACCAACAAAGGAAAGCAAAATAACCATGCCAAACCCAAAAAGCAAAATTGAACTCGATCTATCCAACACCATGCAATATAAGTTGAGATTGGTTAAGACGATTGAGGAAAAAACCAAACTCATTGACGAGGCTAACCCAATGCTCATGGCTTTTGGTAAAGCACTCAAACCATACAAACCATACCTAACCTATGAGGACAATGTTTAAACTATGCCTAAGATTAAAGACCCATTGTTGATTGATCAAATTTTTGGCTCGTATCAAAAATTTTATGAGGTAGATGTAGAGGGTAAGAAAATAATTGCCACTTATACCTTTGATGGTAATGATGGTGAACGAAGTGGGTGGGATTATGACCTAACCCCTTGTTATGTAGATTTAACCGAAGATGAAATTCAAGATTTAGAAAATGAATTTTACGAAGTGCTTTGCCAATCCGAAGATTGAAAGTAATGTTTAAACATGGGGGTAGGGTAAACACCTATTGACATGAAACTATTTCACATTGTGAAACCAAGACATGACAAACTTAGGGTTTGCCCTAATATATTTTCCAAGCAAGGTGGGCGAAAATATAGTATGGATTTGATGAAAGGCAATTATGAATTTTATATTTAATGATGGTGGTCGATCCAAAGCGGGTTATAAAGGCAAAGCGGGTGATTGTGGGGCAAGGGCTATGGCAATAGCGTTAGGTATTGATTACCAAACCGCCTACAACGAATTAGCCCAAGCCAACAAAGACAAAGGGTTTACAAAATCCGCAAGGAACGGCATTTATAAAGATGTGTATTCTGATGTATTAAAAAGGCATGGGTGGGTTTGGCACTCAGCACCAAAATTTAAAGTGCTTGAGGGGTATAAAAATTCAGAGGGCAAAGTTTTATTTGGACGAAAAGCGAAATGTTCAGATATGCCAAGTGGAATTGTAATTGCTAGACAAGCGGGGCATTATGTGGCAGTAATAGATGGTATTCCCAATGATATTTGGGATTGCTCAAACAAGATGGTTTATGGATATTGGGGAAAGGTTTAACATGGCACTAACCGCAGAACAACGCATTGAAAAAGCACACATTGAGATTATGAGGCATGGTGGGTTTGTGGCATACACAAACCTAATCATGGTGGGCGATACCAAGATTGATGACAACGAGCCAACCGCTAGAACTAATGGGCGGGATATTTGGTATGGTCGCAAGTTCGTAGATTCGCTAACCGACAACGAACTAAGAGGGCTAATCTTGCATGAGGCAAAGCACAAGATGTATCGCCATTTAGATACATGGAAACACTTAGCCAAGATCAACCCAATTAAGACCAATGTGGCTTGTGATTTTGTGATTAACATTGAGATCGTAGATGAGGGTAAACAAAATCTCGACAATCATGGCAAACCATTTTGCGTGTTGCCCGAGGGCGGGTTATATGACGAAAAGTTTAGAGGTTTAAGCACCGCAGATGTGTTCGCATTGTTGCCTGACTACCAAGGTGGCGGGGGTGGTGGCAAGGGTGATGGCGAGGGTGGTGCGTTTAAACCAATGGATCACCACGATTGGGAAAACGCAGAAAAACTAACCGAGCAAGAGAAAAAAGAATTAGCCAAAGAGATTGATCAAGCCATACGACAAGGTGCAATTTTAGCGGGTAAAGTAGGCGGGAATCAAAACAGAGCATTTACTGATCTTATGAGTGCCAAGGTCGATTGGAAAACCGCCCTTGCTGAGTTCGTTAGTGCAGTATGCAAAGGCAAAGACGATAGCACATGGGCTAAACCAAATCGTAGGTGGCTACAACACGATATTTATATGCCCTCTAGCGTAAGTGAAACAATGGGTCGAGTGGTGGTCGCTATTGATACATCAGGGTCTATTAATAATTACATATTGAATCGTTTTATATCTGAAGTTGCCAACATGATGGAAAATGTAAACCCCGAATTGGTCGATCTACTTTATTGGGATACAAGAGTTGCGGGGCATGAGGTATATGGTTTAAACGAGTTCGACAAAATGACACAATCCACAAAACCCAAAGGTGGTGGTGGAACTGATCCCGATTGTATTGGCAAATACATGACCAAAAACAATATCGTGCCTGAGTGTGCCATTGTGTTTACAGATGGTTATGTATGTTCATGGGGTGAATGGAGTTGCCCTGTATTGTGGTGCATACTTGATAACAAAGATGCTAATCCCAATGTGGGATCAACAATTCATATTGAAATGGGGGATTTATGAATCAGGAAAAAATGACCGAGGAATTGTGGGATTGGCTATACCTATTTCACCCGCAATTAGTTAGCAAATTTTTAGAGTTTTATTCTTATAAACAAGCATTGAAAGGCAAATAAAATGGGACATTGGAAAGGCATGAGGTCATCATCTCAAGTTCAAAGTGAAAGCCCCAATAAATACTTAAACTTTGAAAAGGTTAAAGAGATTTACGAAAACACAAAACCGATCAGGGGTAAGCGGGAGTGTTTAAACATTCGCCCTGTCGGTGAAAGGGGTCGAACACAGGATAGAGTTATTAAGGTGAGTGATGAGGAATATTACTTAACTTGCAATTCTTATGCGTATGTTAGCAAAGACAAAAAAGAGCATGACAACCATTGTAGGGCGATCACATTTAGAATGTGCTACGATACTGAAACTATTATTATCCACACACCAACAGGCAGTTATGGGACAATGAATCCTCATTGGTTAAACTCACCCTCTATGCTTTATTTTTACCACTACAAATTACCAAGAGAATTTGGAGTGCATAACCACAGAGGCAAAAAGTATATCGCCCACACAGTCGAGGAACTAACAAAATACTACATAATGGCTAAGGGTGATATAGTTTTTATTAAAAGAAAAGGTGATTCACACTTTAAGCCACATCAAGTTCACAGGGAATATGTGCGATCTTTAGATAAAGATCAGACCAAGGTGGCTAATCAAAACATCAAGCCATTCTTAGACTACGCTAAAGCCATGATCAATATTATTGAAACTGAAAAATGGTCAAGTGGTAATCCACTCACTAATATATCAAAAGAGGAACTGTTTAAACAAGACCCAAGTGAAAGTTGGCTAGGGGTATTGGAAAACTACAAAGACAGGATCAGAAGTTCGTCTTATGTGCGTGTTAATGATGAGTATAAGCAAGTTGTAGAATACAAAACTCATTTACTTGCAAAAAAGATTCAAAACGATCTCTATCGATTGGTAAGACCATTCAAATTGACTGAGGTGGAATTGGGTAAGTTGTCTTATGATAAATATGCTAATTGGAACTAATATGACTACAAATATAAAGATACTTGACGAAGTTGTTGCCTTGCGTGATGAGTTGTTTAAACGCAATCCTAATTATTCATTTATACCAAAAGAATTAAATTACTATGGTGATGATAACCGCAATTATTTTGAGGTTTACATGGCTAATGAACCCGACATACGAATAGGGGCTATTGGTTATTTGAGTAATGAAAAAAAGTGGTATGTAAGTAGTTGTTTTAAAAGTGGTAGGTGGGTAGGATCAGCACCCGATAGTGCTAAGACATCTATTCACATGAAATCGATTGTTAAACAAGCACCTCAGATGCTATGTTTTCCCACAATGGGTGAGTTTATGCAGTCAAACCATTTATGGGCTATGGGGCAACACATCAGGCAAAAACAACAACAGATGAATTGGGAAATGTCCCACAATACTCATAGTGTCCCTGAAAGTATGTATGCCGATTTTCTTAAACTGAAAGACATGGGATACAAACCACAAAGTTTAGAATTAAAAGAGGCTATGGATTATTTAGAACTTAACCATGAAAAATATATTCAATCAAAAGATTACAATCCTGTATTTTATCATGTATGGTTTAAACGATCAGATATAACCTACCAAAAATATCAAGGGGATTCTCATTTAGACGAACCCAAAACAGTCGCTATAAGGGCTGAATTACCACAGACAATATTAGATAAATTGGTTATACTTGATCTATTAGAGGTCGGTAGTGAAGTGCATGATGACCTTGGTGTCAAAGGAAAACCAAATTTTTATAGCGTATTTGAATGAGTTGGCTAAGAGTAGATAGGGTCGGTGATCGCTACAAGATCACCGATCTTGATTGGCTACGCAACCGCAAAGACATAGTTTATACTGTTGATCTTGCGGAATTACCCGCATGGATCAACGAGGCAATAAGCATATTAGACCTTTGCGAATACAATAAGCCCCTTGATGGGGTCGGTGAACACCTACGAAATAAATTAGGTGAAGATTGCTATTACATCTCCAAATTTTTTTTGAATGAATACCATGTTTAAACAAAGTGTATATAAGTTCATGCTAGTTGATGAGTTTGGTGAAACTCTGAGGAAGTTCGCTAGTAAACAAGAGGCAAAGCCCTATTTAACCGAGGGAACTCACCTCATAGCCCTACCAAAGCCCCAAGACCCATACCAATATAGTTTGGCAACCTTGGGTGAAAGCCCTTTTTAAAAAGCCTAGACCCCATGTTTAAACGACTCGATAAATGCACCCTGTTTAAACAGGGTCAGTTGTGGTATAATTGGAGAGCAAAGTGTTTAAACAGGGGAGGGGAAGGCTCAATTTTTTTTTTTTCATTCGCCTAAAGCGACTTATCCCGTTTTGATTTTGTCCAAAAATTTGACTTTTTTTCCAGGGGAATTTGTATGAAACTTATTGGTTTTCTATTGATACTAGTTGCGATGGTTGCAATCGATCATGGCGGAGGCATTACATGGGGATTAATTTTTATGCTTTTAGCGGGTGGCATTTGTATGTTCCCTAATCTTCTCCAATATTTCTTTGAAAGCGAGAAGAGTGAAAGAAAATGACATTTTAAGTGACTACTTACAGTCGCTTTATGGCGTTGAACCATTGGAAGTGGCAGAGGAACACCGACTAGCCAAACTGATAGCCAAGGGAGATGATCTTGCCTTGGAGAAGTTAGTGACCCATAACTTGCGTTTTGTTGTGTATGTGGTGCGTAAAATGACCGCATGGCATCATGGCAAAGTGCCTGTTGAGGACATATTGGCGATGGGTAACAAAGCCCTACTGATCGCAGCCAAACGATGGCAACCCAAAAACAATGCTAGGTTTGCCACATACGCTAGGTCTTTTATTGAAAAAGGGGTGCGTAGGGACTTAGACAATACGGCTAACCTCATTCGATTACCGATAAACATTATGGAACAAATAAAAAAACTTAACTACAACAAACGAAACTTGACCCAAATATTAGGGCGAGAACCTAAAATATCTGAGCTGGCGACAATTATGGGGGTGTCTGAGAATAAAATACACCAACTGCAAGGTCACATCAACAAAGAACCTATTTCTTTAAATAATCTTAAACAAGAAAAATATGCAGAGGAAAGCACCGATGATTGAACTTAACCTTGAACAGCAAAGAGCCTATGACCGCTATATAACTGCTCGTAATAAGATGGGTATTGGTTGTAGAACAAAACCAAGGAAATGGATTCCATCAAGGGATTATTTGGCTTGTGTTGATATTGCAGGTATGAACCACCCTATGTTTGTCCAAAACGATGATTGGGTTGAATACAAAGAGGCATTCTTGGCATGGCTTGAGGTTGAGCCACGATTTAGGCACGAAGAAAGAATGCGGATGAGCCGAGGTGACTACGGCACACAAGATTCTTGGGATGAACGGGAACGGGGTGTGACCGATAGTTTTTCTAAATTGAAGGAGGAAGAATGAAAGCCATACCAGTCGATGTTTACGATAAAGACGGCAACATGATAAAAATTGAGTTCAACGATGGCACAGGTGAGCATATAATCGATGCCCTTTGGGATGAAACCGACCCCCAAACTGCTAAAAACAGGGAGGCTTTCAGGCGGTGGGCTTACATCATGGTTGAAAGAAAAGGCTACGAGATTCTTAAATGAAAGTCGGTGATGACATGGGTAAACCCCATCGAAAGCAAATGATTGATTTTGACCCCATCGAGGAGAAAACCCAAAGGTGGGTCAACAGGGCTTTGCTTGCAGTTCTTTTATATCTATCCGCGCATGTTATTTACGCGCTATATAACCAAAAGTTATGATTGTCCAACTTGTCCAACTTCCATTTTCAAAAACCACGAAAGTTGGACAATTTTTTATTGAGCAGAATCAAGGAGTTAATCGAAAAATTGTCCGACTTGTCCGACTTGTCCGACTTTATTTCACTTTTTTACTCACAGAAAAAAAATTTAAATTTAATAGAGGTATGGTAAATTGTGCAAAGAAGTTGGACAAGTCGGACAAGTCGGACAATTTTAGAGCCAAGTTGTTGATTTCATGGAATAAAAAAGTGTCCAACTTTATGCCCAAATTGTCCAACTTGTCCGACTTCTTGACAAATACCCAAAGTTTGCATTAGTATAGACACATGAAAATTATGAACACTAAACCACAAACCCTACCCGTACAATTCACCAACATCCCCATGGAGTTAAAACGCATCCCCCGTTGGGTGCTATGGAGATATGTAGAAATAGGTGACGAGACTACCAAACGCTGGTCTAAAATACCCACACAGGCAAATGGACAGTCCGCATCGTCAACCAACCCTGACACTTGGGCAGACTTCCTATCTGTCCAACATGCCTACGAAGACAACCCCAACCGATTTGATGGAGTGGGCTTTGTGTTCTCAGATCACGACAACCTAGTCGGTATCGATTTGGATGACTGCTACGACCACACACAGAGGGTTTTCACAGATGCTGCACTGCAGCAAATTGCAGATAAGGTCGATGGCTATATGGAAGTCTCCCCATCTGGCACAGGGGTCAAGATATTCACCAGAGCCGACATGCACTCAGCCCATGTAGACCACGACAAAGGATTGGAGTGCTACCCCCGTGGACGCTATTTTACGGTCACAGGACACGAGATCAGTGGCAAGGTGCCACCCACCCCTCAAGACCTAACCGATATCGTCCCTGAGCGCGAAATAAGGCGTACAGGGGACTCGTTTGCGGACTACACACCCCCTGTCGAAGGATATGACATCCACAAGGTCGAAACTGAGATCTTAGCCAAACTAGACCCATCGTCAGGCTACACAGACTGGCTGTCTGTTGGATTTGCGCTACACCACCAATTCAACGGCGATATGGAAGCCTTGGAGTTGTGGGATAGATGGTCGTATGGGGATGGCAGTGTGCCTAACTACACACCCAACGCATGTGACAAGAAGTGGACAACCTTTAAAGGATCAGGTGCAACCCTACGAAGCCTTATATTTAAAATCAACCAAATGGAGCGGGCAGAAGCCTTAGCATCGGGCGAGATCATTCTCGACCAAGGTGCTATGAACCATGCCCGTACCTTTCTCGAAAATCAGTATGTCACAGAGGAAGGCTACCGCCTAGTCCATTATTCGGATGACTTTTATGTGCATGCAAGAACGCACTACGAGATCATGGAAGAGGCAACCATTCGGTCAGACTTATACAAACTGCTGGACAAATGCAAAAAGCCAGGGAAGAAAGGTGAGTTAGTGCCATTCAACCCATCGCCAGCATCGGTGTCAGCGTGCATGGATGCGATCAAGTCCATCGTGCATTTACCCAACCACGCAAACACCCGACCACCGATTTGGTTAGATGCCTATCGTTTAAACAAACCCGAAGCATCCAAACTTATCAGTTTGGAGAACGGACTGTTTCACCTCGAAGATCGTGTGTTGATCCCGCACTCATTGGGTTTCTTTACACAGAACTCGTTGCCGTTTGCGTATGATCCATCGGCTAAGTGTCCGATATGGGATAACTTTTTAAAGTCTGTATGGACAACCGACCCGCAGTCGATAGAAGCCTTGCAAGAAATGTTTGGTTACATCCTCAGTGGTGACACCCGCCAGCAGAAGTTTTTTAACATCATCGGCCCCCGCCGTTCAGGTAAGGGAACAATCAATAAAGTGTTGGTGTCCCTCTTAGGACAACACAACACAGTGGCGCCCGAACTAGGAGAACTATGTGATACTTTCGGCTTGCAACCTTGGCTCGGCAAACTGCTGGCTTCTTTTACTGATGCACGCGCTCCTGAACGTAATCGTTCTGCTGTTGTTAGCCAGCTTCTGCGTATTGTCGGTGGTGATACTATTACGGTTAATAGAAAAAATAAGGAGTCGTGGAACGGATACCTCCCCACCAGAATCGTAATCTATTCCAACGAGACCTTGCAATTAACCGAGAACTCAAACGCACTCACAGGGCGAATGATTGTATTGAAGATGACCAAATCCTTTTACAACCAAGAGGACACTGATCTATCCCACAAGTTATCAAGCGAACTGTCAGGCATTTTTAATTGGGCGATGGAAGGCTTGCAACGCAGAATAGATCGTGGCGGTCACTTCATACAACCTGAGAACGGCAAGGATTTAATCGAAGTGATGGCTGAGGCTGGCAACCCAATCGGCGCATTTGCTGAGGAAGTGCTAACATTCGACCCATCATCGTCAGTGCCAAAGGATCATGTGTTTGCTTGTTTCAAACATTGGGCAACCAAGAAGAACCTGCCATTTGGTACAGAGATGTCGTTTAAACGCAGATTCTTAGCGGCGACTCAAGAGCATGCAGTCACAGTAACAAAGGCGATGGTAGGCGGTCAGCGCAAACATGTGTACGATGGTATCAAGTTAAGTGCCAAGGCACAGAAGTATGTTGACCAAAACGTAATTGAAGACGAAGGAGTGTTCTGATGATCGCTGGAGTGGGTGTTGATATTGTCAAGGTAAACAGGTTTAAAAACCTACGAGTGCCGTTAAACATTTTGGGTTTGCATGAACAACAAGAATACGAGCGCAGAGGTAAACCAGCAGACTACCTAGCCACTCGATTCGCCGCTAAGGAAGCGTTTCTAAAAGCACTTGGGTCTGGCATAAGTCCGATTGCTAACATGGATCTTGTGCAGTTGTTAAATGACGACAACGGGCGCCCGTATTTTGCGCTCAATGGCTGGGTGTATGACTTTGTAAAGAAAAACAAATATTACCCGCATGTAAGCGTAAGTGACGAAGAGGATGTGGTGGCGGTGTTTGTAACCATTGAGAAACGCAGACGATGAAACCTTTTCGTTTTAAGAAAACCATTTTGCGCAACGGTTTTACCAGCATATTTGGTAAAGTAGGTAAACGGCGCATTGTGTTTATTAGCAAAAATGGGAAACCAAACCACTACAAACGCGCCCGTATGCAGATGTACCGAAGAGCCGCGCAAGGGTGGCGCAACCAAACGTATGCACGTCTATGTGCTTTAAAGATATACGTAAGATTTGGCAAACGTAAACCATCGAGGAGGTTTGGATTATGAACACACCGGACAGGTGGGTAGTGATCGAAGTAATCGCCGGCGACACGCACCTCTACCGCGTGTTTGGTTGTTGGTATGGCGGGTATGCCGGATCAGACTCGTGGCAGATGAATAGTGGCATCGTGGGCGTAGATGAAGAGAAACAATACTACGACTTTCATGGCGCCTCGGGGTCTGTGTACCGGTGCTACAAACATAATTACGGCTCACACCTGTACGGCGCATCAGTGCTCAATAACCTGATCGCCAAGGCAAAGGAGCAGGGCACCACGATCAACATCATGCCGGAAGAAACAAATTGGAAGGAGTTAGTATGTACCACACAGTGAAAGAATATGAGGATGCAGTTAATCGCACACCAATGACCGACGAAGAGATCCGCGTAATGATTATCAACATGAATAAAACCAACCAAATGTGGAGCATGCGCGACTTTGTGCGAACAGTTGAAGAATACCACGGGATAAAAAATGAAACCAACCGATGAGTATAAAGTCTGCTCGTTAGAAGAGGCAGAAGAATTTGCGAAGAGAAGAGAAATGAACAATGAACCAGTAGCGTGGATGTCAAACGGAAAAGAGTTTTATGTTCAGAAGAATTACTGCCCTGACTTTATTCCACTCTACACCCATCCAGTAAAAGAATTAACAGATGAGGAAATAGAAGAAATTTATTACAAAGACTTTAACCATGATGGTGAAGATATGCTTGAGTTTGCTAGAGCAATACTAAAGAAAGCGAGTGAGAAATGAAAGTTAAAATGATTGATCCACCCAAAGGGTGGTTGTACGGATTTCCTAAAGAGATACCCGAGCACGTCGACAACACTGTGCAGTGGCTAATTGAGAACGGCTACCCTGAGAAGTTAGTTAAAGACTTTGGGGATGCTTTTTATGTACGTGGCTGGTATGAGGAAATAGAATGAACTTACAAACAATCCATGAAAGAACCGCTAAATGGATTGGGGACACTTGGCAAGTATCCGATGTGCCTAGTTATTATTGGGAAAATGGGTCAATAAAATCACCAGCATTTAACACATTGACTCTTGCGTTACAGTGGATAATTAAACATGATGAGGAAAAAATGAAACCAAACTATGTAGCAGAGGCACCGTACCAACCTGGCTATGAGGATGCCGTAGTCACGGAGCCAAAGCCATTTTTATGCGGAATCTACAAATCAAAACCCCTTACAAATCAAGAGATTATTGGAATTAGAATGCAAACGGAAGGTGACATAATTGCGTTTGCCCGAGCAATAGAAAAGGCACACGGAATAAAATGAAAAACAAAAAAGCATTGCCGTTTTATATAGCAACCACTGGTTTTTATGAAGCCAAGGTAAAGGTATGTTTTTCGGATGATTCATTTCAGGCGGCGCTAAAACATTCTAAGATAACAACTAAACATTCAAGCCTAGATGTCGGTGTAGCAGAGTCGCATTACATCCAACAAGAGGGCACACAAAACGCTATGCTGGCGATTGTGTTTGATCTTAAAGCCATGGAGGACTACGACCCACTTGAACGTATTGGTGTCATAGTGCATGAGTGTGTGCACACTGTCACCCATGTGTTTGAGTATATTGGGGAAGACGAAGCCAAGATTGGTGATGAAACCCGAGCCTACTTTACAGAGTATTTGTTTAAACAAGTGTTTGCGGCATACGCAACGGAGCAAGAAAACTATGAGAATTTTAGAAAGCGACATCGAGCAGCATCTGAGCAAATCCGTGAAAAAATTGAACGGGCTCTCACTGAAATGGTTAAGCACGATATCGGGAGTGCCGGACAGAATAGTGTTCCTGAACCAGCAAGTGTTCCTAGTGGAACTGAAAACACCGACAGGAAAAATAAGCGAAAGACAAAAGATAGTCTTTGACCAACTAGGCGAACAAGGCTTTCCTGTTCACATTTTAAGATCCAAGGATGACGTAGATGATTTTATTAAACAAGCAATGCCCAAAATGCAAACAGTTAAAAAGCTATAGCGAATTTAATAAAGACAAATACAGACAAGATGAATTAAAAACGTATTGTAAACTTTGTGATCGGGAATACTCAGCAAGCTGGTCTAAAAATAATAGAGACAAAGCAAATGCTAAACGTAGTCGGTATCGTGTTGCAAAATTAAACCGCATGTTAAAATGGGGCAAGTTGCATTTAAAACCGGAAATAGAAGTATGGTATCGCCGAGCACAACTAGCCACAATTTTTATGGAGGAATTATATGAAGTTGAACATATTGAACCGTTGCAAGGAAAAGATGTATGCGGATTACACGTTCCATGGAATCTAACCTTGCTTACTAAAAAAGAAAACGCATCAAAAGGAAACCGACGTGCTAAAGAGAACACAACTACATCAGTATCAGCAGGAGATTATATCCCGGGCGCAGTCGGTGCCGAACTTGGGTCTGTTTCTACCCCCTGGACTTGGAAAGACAGCGACGACGCTAACGATTATCGCGGAGCAACTCAAGGGGAAAACTCTTATCGTAGCGCCAAAGAGGGTAGCGGAAACAGTATGGGAACAGGAAACACAGAAATGGGAACACCTACAACACCTGAAGGTAGCCAAGATATTGGGCACCCCGAGTCAACGGTTAGCAGCGTTGAAGAGTTCTTCGAGCGTGTACGTAGTCAATCTCGAGAACTTGATATGGTTGTTGGATCAACCAAAGATGCAATTCAACAATCTGATAATCGACGAGTCGAGTCGCTTCAAAGATCCTTCGACGAAAAGATTCAAGAGCTTGAAGAAACACTTAAAGAGCTTCGAGCGACGTATTATTCTGACAGGGACCCCGACACCTCAAGGGATGGCTGACTTGTGGTCACAGGTAGGTATTTTGGATTTGGGGCAAAGATTAGAAACGAGCTTAACGGCGTTCAGGTCAAAGTACCTGACACCGGGGCAGATGAACAGGCATACACACGTTGTGTATAAGTGGGCGCTCCAGCCAGGGGCAGACAAAAGGATACAGGATAAGATTAGTGACATATGTTTTAGTCTGCGGGCTGAGGATTATTTGACACTACCCAAACTAACTAAGTTGTATCACAAAATAGACATAAACCCGGCGGAGCGTAAACAATATGACACACTTACAAAAGACATGGTCGCTAGTATCAATGGTGAACTCATCACGGCTCCAACAGCGGCAGCACTGGCGGGCAAACTCTTACAGTTCACATCAGGCGCGGTGTATGCAGAAGACGGAAGCTGGCAAAAAGTACACGATGTTAAATTGGAATACCTTGAGTCGATCATGGAAGAGTCCTCGTCCCCCACACTCGTGTTCTACCACTTCAAGCATGCGCTTGCGAGAATCCAAGAGAAGTTTCCCGAAGCAGTGGTGCTGGATGATGACAACATCCAAGCGTGGCGTGATGGCAAAATTCGTATGCTCCTTGCCCATCCCCAGTCCGGGGGTATTGGGCTCAATCTACAGTGCAACGTTGGAGAAACAGCACAGACTGTGTGGTTTGATTTACCATGGAGCTCAGAAAACTACATCCAAGCCAACGCACGGATTTACAGGCAAGGGCAGGAAAAACCGGTTATCATTCATCATTTGACAATTAGTAAAACAATTGATGAACAAGTGATACGAGTTTTAAATGGTAAAATAAGTTTACAAGAAGCGTTATTAGAATCACTTAACATGAAAGAAACAGCATGACAGACCAAGAACTGCTACTAATTATGAACGGCATCGTAAAGGTTGCAAGACCTGTGAGTGCCGATGAATTAAAGATAGAAAGCCTCGACACATTAATTAAAGACACTGGTCTTGATAGCCTGGACTTCTTGATGGTCGGTGTTTATTTGTCCGACATCTATGGTGTGTCTGAGGAAGACGTCAAACTAATGAAACTCACGGAAGAAAGCACAATCCGCGATGTATTTGAGTTTATGTTTAAACACTCCACACAAACACCAAAGACCGTAGAAGAGGCACTTGAAAACGTAAAATGATCTACTTAACAGACTACCGCACAGTGGCGGCAACCCATACTGATTTATTCGATGAAATGTCTTATCCGCAAAGAGCATTCTGGTTTCCAGAATTGTTTGCCAAAAAAGATAGCGGATTAGTTTACGTGCCGCACAAGCTGGCTGACCGTGTGTTAGATGTGGAACTACTTAGATCACTTAGAGAGCGCAAAGGCAAGACTGCTTTTATCTTGGCATCTGGTAACGCACACTTTGCCGGTATCAACCCATACGCTATTAAGAAAAGCCGTTTGACCTATGACTACAAACTACTACCACTCACACTGACGCAGGTGTACGCTGGTCGTATCGGGCAGATGTGCGGGGCGGACGATTTGATCACAACCGATGCCAGCGCTTGTGCATCCAGCCTCAAAGTTATGTCGGACGTGTGCCAACTGATGACATACCAAGGGTTTGATCGGGTGTGCGTGTTGGGCGTAGAGGACACTATCAACGACAAGGTATTGCATTTCTTTGGCGAATCGGGCGCGTGTTTGACATACGATAAAGAACAGCAAGGAATTAAACCATCTGCGTTTGACCACCATAACGGCGGGTTTTACATCGGTCAGGGCGCAGTGTTTGCCGTCTTTGAGAATGAGAATGTATTAGTTAATAAACCAAAAGCAAAACTAATAAGCGCTGGTGTGGCTAGTGAACAAAGCACCAACGCAATCGGGCAACGTGAAGATGGGCAAGGTTTTGTAAAAGCCGCCGCCCTAGCATTACGATCAGGTAACATAAGCACAGAGGAGATACAAATTGTTAAAACGCATGGTACAGGGACTAAGTCAAATAACATGTCTGAGAAAGCGGCTTTACAGGCGTTGTTTCATACGCCGTTTATTGCGACATCCTTTAAACAAATAATAGGACATACAATGGGCGCGTCAGGTTTGTTGGAGACCTGTTTGCTATTAGATAGTTTGCAATCAGGTATAGTGCCAGCCATTCCAAACCGTACCCAAAAAGATGATGTTTATTTGTCTGAACCCATGATGATTAAACGCAAGCCAAAGATTTTAAGCCTAGCCGCAGGTATGGGGAACATTTACGCAGCCGCAATTTTTGACACACGAGTATGATAACAAAACATAAAATCCAAGCAGTTACTCCAAGACTATCAGACGAAGACCCAGATCCATTAGAGCAAGATGACGTGGAGGGCACATCCACCCAACTTATTGAAGGCTGGCTACCCTGGGAACCAGATGACATCCAAGACATCCGTAATTTGATAGAAAACAACATGCCGTTTAAACAACGGGAGGTTTTGCTTGCTTTTTTAAATGGACAGAGTTATAATGAAATACATGTAACCGAAAAACATTGGCGTTACCATTTCTCAAAAGGTGTAGAGTTTATCAAAAAGGAATTAGGACTATGAGCCATTTTGTAATTGAATACTTATACGACGGGTGTTACATGATGGAAACACTTATGGGTGTTGAAGACGTTGATTTAAGCGAAAAACGTTTTGGGGAGTTGATGGGTGTTTGGGAATGCTCAACAATGGAAGAAGTTAAAATTTTGCATGAACATTTAAGGGAGATGAGACGTGAACGATCCAGTAAACAAGCCTAAGCACTATACGGCACACCCCAGCGGTGTAGACTGCATACAGATTACTGAGCATATGAATTTTTGCTTAGGTAATGCTATTAAATATATTTGGCGCGCTGATTTAAAAATCGATACCATTGAAGACTTGCGCAAAGCTCGTTGGTATATTGATCGTGAAATTGAACGCAGATTGGGAGTCCAATGATGGAGTTCATCTTTGTAGCCATTATGTGCATAGGAACTAAATGTGATTTCATGGCAAGCGATATAGCTGTTCCAGAAACTCATTGTATTAAAATGAAAGAACAGTTTTTAACATTGCCGTTTAAACCAGAAATAACCCTAGCCGCCGCTCAGTGTATGAGATTTAATCAAGGAAAAAATGTATGAAATACTGGACAGAATTAATGCAGTTAGAAAATGCGTCAATTGAATTAGAAAGTGCGGTAGCAACGTTCAAAGCAGTTAACTGTGCAATTAAAGAACTCAGCGCAGAAGAAATGCAACTAGCGTATTGGAATGTTGAAAAGCAATTAATAGATTTACAAGAACGTATTGCTGCGGACTTTCAAAATCTGTTTGAAACTATTCGTGATGATGAACCAAAAAAGAAAGGTAAAAAATGAATCTGTGGAGTGAATACGACCGCTTTGACCTGGAGCAAGATATTATAAAGTGTTCTCAGATTGAGGAATACCTTGACGAGTTCTTACGGCAGTATTTAGATAAGCCCGAGCACATGACCGAAGATGAGGTATATAACTATATCAGCGGGATCAAGTACGCCGCAAAACTTCAGAACCAACGGCTGTGGGATGGCTTTGAACAAATGGTAGGAAACGGTCATTTTGTGCAACTAGACAAATATAAGCCGGATGTGGACGTAGAACTTAAAATAAAGAAAGGTAAGAAGTGAGCAAAGATTTATTAGATGATTTTAATGTGACACTAGAGTTTTCTGTAAAGGACATCAACACGCTGTTAAATGTGTTGGCACAGTCACCGTTTATTCAAGTTGTTAACATTATTAATGCAATTCAAATACAAGCAGGTCCTCAGGTTGAGCAAGCAAAGAAAAACCTAGAGGCGGTTGAGAAAGCGCAAAAAGATGAAACTTAAAGATTTGTTGGACCGGGCCGGTATCCGTAACGATATAGACAAGGCGCTGGAGGACAAAGAAGCAGCCAAGGAGAAACAGATCCAGGAAATGGCTGGAGCAGTAACCCGACTCATTATCAATGAGTCACTTAGGGAGGCCAAGGCTCGCGCTGAAGAGCGCGATAAACTCCTAATTAAACCAAATGGGGCGGAAAAGCAGTAGATTTTGCATTAGTAAGTATAGGGTAGTACGTCTCGCCGGGAGGCGCCCGGAACCCCCATTTTACATACACAAACACAGGAGAATTATATGAATCCATTTGAATTACGCTATGACTTACTCAAGACCTCCAAGGAGTTCTTAACCGAGCAGTACAACGCCCAGCTAAAAGCCTGGGAAGTAGCTGACGAAGCTGGTAAAAAACTGCTTGAGCAAGCGCCCCAGTTCCCCACAATGCACGAAATCATTGACAACGCAATTGAGATGAACAAGTTTATCAGCACCACAATTGAGGCTCAATTGGTTGACGGCGTCAAGCGCTTTAACCGTATCACTGCAGTATTTTAGTATCGGTTGCGACTTTTTTGAACCAATTTACAAAAAAGTCGCGACTTTTTTACAATGGGGTAGGTATAGTTTCGACGAGGGGCCAAGGCTGATATGCAACCCAGCGGACCACGGGGCAGTACCGTGCTACTCCACCAAACACATGACAACAAAAGACATTTTTTATTTAACAACCGTGCCAGTAGCTATGTTAGTAACTTATAAGTTACTATTGGAGCTGTGGTGTATAACTTATGGGTTAATTTATGGATGATTTTAAGTGCCTTCCCAAAATGAAATCTGGCGGCCCAGTCGGCCTTTATGCCAACATCCACGCCAAACGAGAGCGCATCAAAGCCGGCTCCGGTGAGAAGATGCGTAAACCCGGTGCCAAAGGCGCACCAACCAAGGACGCATTTGTTCAGTCTGCAAAGACAGCTAAAAAATAATGGCAACCAAAAAACACCCCCAATCTAAGTATGACCCAGACATGTGCGATCGTATGATCGAACTAGGTAAGCTGGGCGCATCGCAAAAAATGATATGGTCCGAATTGGGCATATCAAAAGGAACGGCAGAAGCCTGGAAAAAGAAGTATCCAGAGTTTGCCGAAGCCTTAGATCTTTCCCTAGTCCATGCCCAAGCCTTTTGGGAACGGGAACTCCTAGCCAATGTGGACAATAAGAACTATAATAGCCGTCTAGCCGAGATTGCCCTCAGAGGCCAGTTCCAGCAAGACTATCGCGAAACCCGCGATACCAAAGTAGATCTTAAAGCGGAAGTTGTAGTCGATTTTAACAAAGAGATAGCTAACCTAATTTCCGCCCTAAAGTCATAAAAAAGATATTTAGTCAAAATGGGACTTGACAGGTCCCATTTTTTGCATTAGTATATATACACTAATCTGACTAAAAAGGCTAATATGACTGCACACGCTATACTATCCGCTTCATCATCTAAAAGATGGATTTCTTGCACGCCCAGTGCTAGACTTGAAGCAACACTCCCAGAACCTAAAAAACCATCAGGGTCATTTGATTTTTCAGCGGAAGGCACTCTTGCCCATTCCCTGGCAGAAATCAAATTGCGCTTGCACTACACACAAATCACACAGGAGCAATATGAACAAGATCTGCAAGAAATACAAAGAAACAAATATTTCACCGACGAACTCGCTGATTACGTGGATAATTACGTACTCTACGTGCGTAGCCAAATCGGGGAGTCGGACACGCCGCTTTTTGAGCAACGTGTGGACTTCTCTGACTGGGTTCCTGATGGCTTTGGTACAGCCGATGTGGTTATACTTTCTCAGCACTCCATTCGGGTCATCGACCTCAAGTTTGGAAAAGGCATCCCAGTCTCAGCGCAAGACAACACACAGCTCAGACTCTACGCCCTCGGTGCGTACTCCAAGTTCAAAGACGAATACCCGGACATCAAAGAAGTCAGCTACACAATCCACCAACCGCGCCTCGAAAGCATCTCAACAGACGGCACAACCATCACGAAACTCGTCGACTGGGCGCAGTACTTCGTCAAACCAAAAGCCAAAAAAGCATGGAGTGGCTCAGGCGACTTCCTCCCAGGCGAATGGTGCCAGTTCTGCAAAGCCAAAGCGCAATGCCGCGCCCGCTCGGACTTCAACAACGAGCTCGCAAAGCTCGAGTTCAGGGCGCCCCCGCTCCTCAGCCAAGAAGAAGTAAGCGACGTTTTAGTAAAAGCTCAGAACCTACGCACTTGGGTTAACGATGTAGAAGAGTTTGCTTTGGAAAGAGCGGTTACAGAAAATGTAATACCAAAGGGTTTTGAATTAGGGACAACAATTACGCATCGTAAAATTGCTGATTCTCAACTAGCCGCTGAGATTTTAAAAGAAAAGGGTGTACCAGAAGAACAAATATGGGAGCCACGTAAAATAAAATCAATTGCCTCATTGGAAAAACTAGGCGCTAAAGGACAGGTTATGGCGTGGCTTGGCGGTTTGGTTCAACGCCCTGAAGGAGCTCCTAAATTAGTCAGAGCAAAAGAAACTGCTAAAGAGGACTTCCAATGAGCACATGGCTAATAGCTGCAATGGGGTTTGTTTATTTTATAGTAGCCATTGATCAGTTTATGAAAGGTGGCGTCGGCACTGGCATTATGTTTATCGGGTACGCACTCGGTAACGTAGGATTAGTAATGGTAGCAAAATAACAAGAAAGGCAAATATGTTATTAAAATTTTATGATGCCGAATTTGATATTCCTGAATTTGTAATTGAAAAATTTATTAAAGATTTTGACGGTTTAGCCGGTGGCAAAAACAGAGAATCGGTGTTACAATTAAGATACAACATTGAAGAAGTTTTGGAAGCAGTTGCAGAAGATCCAGAAATGTTGTATGATTACGAATGTCGTCAAGATTTTTTACAAGCCATTGCAATGCAACACGCTTTAAAACATCATGGTGTTATGTACGACGCATAGTTTTGTAGTAAAGGGTAGACAGATTGGCCCCTATTGAAGCCCAGTCTCTAACGTTAAAAAGGTAATTTTATGCCAGCAAAATCAGTAAAAACTAAATTTGTAACAGGTAAAGTGCGTTTTTCTTATGCGCACGTTTTTCAACCAGCAGAAACACCCAATGGCACAATGAAATACTCTGTGTCAATCCTTATCCCTAAAACAGATAAAGATACTATTGCTCGCTTTAATAAGGCTTTTGAAGATACCAAAACAGCCAATGCTTCTGTATGGGGCGGCACAGTTCCTAAGATGCTCAAAGGCGGTTTGCGTGATGGCGATGCAGAAAAAGATGACGCAACATATGCTGGTCATTATTTTATCAACGCTAACTCTAATGAGAAACCTGGTGTTGTAGATGCAGATCTCAACCCAATCTTGGATCCATCTGAGTTTTATAGTGGCTGCTATGGTCGTGCTTCAATCACGTTGTATGCTTACGATACAAGCGGTTCCAAAGGTATTGCAGCAGGTTTAAACAACGTTCAAAAGTTAGAGGACGGCAATAAGTTAGGCGGTGCTACATCCGCTGCAGCAGATTTCGCAGTATAAGTAGTCCTTTCGGTAGTAGGTAGTCCGGGGAGTGTCCGTAGAAACTACGGCCTCCCTTTTTCATCAACCCATATAACATAGAGAACAACACATGGATCAGTATCAAGAATATATAGCCGCCAGCCGTTACGCACGTTTTGTAGATGACAAGCAACGCAGAGAAACGTGGGCAGAAACAGTAGATCGCTATGTCGACTATATTTTTAGTCGCACCCCAGCAATACAAGGTAAGACCGAATTACGAAATGAAATTTTTGATGCTATCCATAACCTAGATTTGATGCCGTCCATGCGCGCCATGATGACGGCAGGAAAGAGTGCCGATCGTGATAACACTTGCGTATATAATTGCTCGTATCTCCCAGTGGATGACCCCAAGTCCTTTGACGAAGCCATGTTCATCTTGCTCTGCGGTACTGGCGTTGGATTCTCAGTTGAATCCAAGTACATTAACAACTTGCCAGAAGTGCCAGAAACTTTGTTTGATTCAGAGCACACCATCGTCGTACACGACAGCAAAGAAGGCTGGGCGAAATCACTCCGCTTACTCCTTGCGCACCTTTGGGCAGGCGAAGTCCCAAAGTGGGATGTTAGCGGGGTTAGACCTGCGGGAACAAGACTCAAAACATTTGGTGGAAGAGCTTCCGGGCCGGAACCATTAGTAGATTTATTTAAGTTTGTTGTCAATACGTTTAAACACGCACAAGGGCGCCGCTTGAACAGTTTGGAGTGCCATGATATAATGTGCAAAATTGGTGAGGTAGTTGTAGTGGGTGGCGTACGTCGCTCTGCAATGATCTCGTTATCTGATCTTGATGATGAAAGGATTCGTCATGCAAAAGCTGGACCCTGGTGGGACACTGCGCCGCATCGTGCGCTTGCGAACAACAGTGCGGTGTATAACGAAACACCTACTGTCGGAAAATTCATGGAAGAATGGCTCTCACTTTACAACTCACATTCCGGAGAGCGAGGCATTTTTAATCGCGAGGCTGCTAGAAAGACGGTTGAAAAATACGGGCATCGTGATCCCAATTTTGAATTCGGAACTAATCCTTGCTCAGAGATCGTGCTCAGGCCGTATCAGTTCTGTAATCTCACTGAGGCGGTGGTAAGACATGACGACACTGAGGAAACGCTTCTTAGAAAAGTACGAATTGCTTCGATTCTTGGCACAATACAGGCCACCTTTACAAAGTTTCCGTATCTGCGCAAAGTGTGGCAGCGCAACACCGAGGAAGAAAGATTGCTGGGAGTGTCGCTTACAGGAATTTACGATAACCCATTGCTCACAACACAAGGAGACAAACTAAATGCCCTACTTACCAGACTGCGGGAGGAAGCTCGAAGAGCCAATGAGGAATTTGCAATACTGCTTGGAATACCTAAGAGTGCTGCAATTACTTGCGTCAAGCCAAGCGGCACCGTCTCCCAACTCGTTGATAGCGCTTCTGGAATCCACCCTCGACACTCTAAGTATTACATCCGCAGAGTTAGAGGAGATAAGAAAGACCCTTTAACTCAGTTCTTAGTCAGCCAAGGAATACCAAGTGAAGACGATGTTTACAAACCTACTCAGACGACTGTGTTCAGCTTTCCAATTAAAGCCCCAGCAGGAATCACCAGAGCAGACGTCACACCAATGGATCATCTTTCCCTATGGCTTACATTCCAACGACATTGGTGTGAGCATAAACCTAGCGTCACCATCTCAGTGGAAGAAAAAGACTGGCCTTCAGTTGGCGCTTGGACCTGGGATAACTTCAGCGAAATCTCAGGAGTTAGTTATCTACCGTACGATGGCGGAACCTACCGTCAAGCCCCGTACGAAGAGTGCACCGAAGCAGAGTACAACGAGCTAAAAGCCAAGGTCCCAACGATCAACTGGAACGAGTTCAAAGAAGTAACAGACAATGTGGAAGGAGCGCAACAGCTAGCATGTAGCGCTGGATCTTGTGAGATCTGATCCATGGAAGTGCCCGCCACTCAATCTCTTTAACTGGAGTATTGCGTGGCGGTGGCGTAAATAGTTTCACGTGGTGGTGATTGGGGGCGCTTGCACAGGCCCCCTTTTTTATGTATAATAGTTTTATCGCCGATACGTCGGCTTGCCTAAGGAGCGATTATGATTTACAGCATTGACTTTGAAACCCGTAGCTTTGCCGATCTACCAGAAGTAGGACTCGACAAATACGCTAACTGCCTATCCACCGAAGTGTTGTGTATTGCGTGGGGCACATCACCAGATAACGTTTGTGTTGCAACTCCTGATGTTTTAGAAGACGAGGAGCATGAACTTATATCGCACGTTAGAAATGGTGGCAAGATTGCCGCATGGAACGCCATGTTTGAATACGCAATATGGAACTGTGTCTGCGTGCCTAAGTATGGTTGGCCTGAGTTAAAGCTGGAGCAGTGTATTGACACCATGGCCGTAGCGGCGGCTAACAACGTGCCACAGAGCCTTGATGATGCCGGTTTGTTTATGAACGCCCAGTACCAGAAAGACCCTATTGGCAAGAGGCTTATTCAGAAGCTATGCAAACCCAATAATAAAGGAGTCTTTAATAACGACCCGGAACTGATGATACAGCTATGTGATTACTGTGCCCAAGACGTCCGCACAGAGATGGCCATAGGAAGCGTTTTAAGGCCCCTAGAAGACGCCGAACAGGTAGTCTGGACCCTCACCCAGCGGATCAATACAAGAGGCGTACCGGTCGATCCAGACGAGCTTAGAAACGCCGTATTAGCATGTGAGAAAGCCCAAGCAGCCTTAGACCAGGAATGCCTTGAACTAACCGGCTGTAAGCCATCTGAACGCCAGAAGTTACTGGACTGGCTTAATGAACAAGGCGCCGACATGGAAGACTTGACCGCCGAGACCGTTTCAAAGAAGTTAGTGAACACTAACTTTGATAATTTGTTTTCAGGGGAAGATGTTAAAAGGGCGCTAGAGTTGCGCCAAGAAGGAAGCCAAACTAGCGTGGCTAAGTACGCTAAAATGTTGGAGGTACAAAGGAATGGCAGGATACGAAACACGCTCGTCTATCACGGGGCTTCTACTGGTCGCTGGGCTTCTCGCGGTGGACTTAATCTTCAAAATATTGCTCGCCCCACTATCAGTGATACAGAGATTGAGGCGGCGATACCACGACTTTTTGGCGAGGCAAATGGATCGATGGACGAACTGTCCTCACTCGTTCGATCTGCTATTAGGGCGCCACAAGGCCGTACATTCGTGGATGTGGATTTTTCAAGCATTGAAAACCGAGTTGGCGTATATCTTGCGGATCAAAAAGACAAGATAGAACTATTCAGGAAAGGATTAGATGAGTATAAAGTATTCGCCTCCACATCCCTGTACCGAGTCCCGTATGAAGAAGTTACGAAGGATCAAAGACAAATTGCTAAGTCGGCGGTTCTGGGCGCAATGTTTGGTCAGGGTGCTAAGGGCTTAGTTAAGTATGCGGCAGGCATGGGCGTCAACATAACCGAGACCCAAGCTAAGAGTGCGGTAGACAACTACCGGGCGTCGTATCTGATGGTTAAGAACTTATGGACTAAGTGTGAGACCGCTTCAATTCAAGCCGTACAAAATCCTGGCACAACGTTTGATGCCGGCAGTAAGATTAAAATGAAAGTCACAAAGAACGCACTGTGGATGAGATTACCAAGTGGTAGATTGATCTGCTGGCAAAGGCCAGAGCTCGAGTTGCTGACCACACCATGGGGCGCGCAAAAGATGGGTGTTACTGTCCATTCCCAAAACACTTACACTCGGCAGTGGAGTAGAAATGCTTTGATTGGTAGCAGTATCTTCCAGTCCGCCGTTCAGGCTACTGCTAGGGACTTCTTGGCTAATGCCATGCTCAATCTTGAAAATGCGGGATATAGCGTTATAAACAGCATCCATGACGAGGTACTCCTTCTTGTGGAAGAACAAAACGGGGAGTCCGCAATGAGTGATGTGGTTCGTATTATGACCACGCCACCATCATGGGCTCCCGATTTTCCTCTTGCTGCGGAGGGTTGGTACGGTAAACGTTACAGGAAGTAAGTTAGCACTTCCACTTGCGGAGTGCTTTGTTGATGCGTGAATCCGGATCGTTGGCGGTCTTTGAAGAAGTTAGTTTTTTCTTCATGCCGCCCATCCTAGCGCAAAATGACTTCTTACGTGAGCCGCCTTCTGGCTGTGGTGCCTTCAATGTGCCACCAGTCTCACGCTTGTATGACGCACGACCTAAAGCGTTTAAACCGCCCGATGGGCTTTTGCCTTCAGAACGTTGCCATGCTGGTGTAGTACTGCCACCCTCAGCAAACATTCTTCTTCTAGGCATAGGTTTTGGTATTGGCTTTGGAGTATAAGGCAGGGCTCTTTTAGCAAACGATGGGTTTATATTACCACTTAACGGAGGCGCAACACGTCTTTGTTGAAACGGCTGTTGCGGTGTTATTGGTGCAACAGGTTTTGGTGCGGTTGTTGGCGCAACAGGAGCTAAACTATTTAAACCTGATCCAACACTAGGTGTGTTAGTTACAACTGGCGACCCAGATTTATCAAAATTATTTATAGGATCCGTGCCAGGAGCAAAAGTTGGCAACGGTGCTACTTGTGAATTACCAGGAGAACCTTGAAGCCAATCAGCAGATGGGGGTGTGTATCCACCGCTAGGAGCATTCCAGGTTTCACCAGTTGCTTTATTGTAATAAGGCACTAAGGCCTGTGTAGAAGGACCCGTCGGAGCCGTAAATCCATATGGGTTAGAATTTGTTTGTTCAGTAGATTGAACCAAACCGCCCGTAAGATAATGTTTTACTTGTCCACCTTCTTTAAAGTTTAGATTAAGTGGGTTCAGTATCTGAGCAGCGCCTTGACCGGTTGTTTCTTGAGCACGACTGCCGACAGGGGCATTGACAGGTATTGCTATTCCACCGCCTGTATAAATGGTGGGTTTTTTCTTTTGCACATGTACGCCAGCGGGGCCAAGGTTTACTTTATTAACGTCATACTTTTCACCCAGCATGCGTTTCATGTAATCTTCTAACTCCTGCTTGGTAAAACCTTTTTGGTACGTATCACGGCTTGTGATGATTGACATTGGTTCTGGGCCGGGTCTGCCTTTTGCTTTCATTACATCGGCGCCACGTGTTGTTACAATGCCCTGACCGCCCGGTTCAATTACTCTGCCGATGTGGCTTGCAATCTCATCTCTAACTTTAGGCGGCACAACATTCATAACATTTAAGTTAGTCAGTTTGCCGTATGCTTCTGTGGGGATTTGTTTAGGATCAATGAACGTTGGCTTCCAACCTTTTGGAAACGGCTCATAGGTATCTGCTTTTAGAATCTTAGCACCTTCACCAAGACCAGCACCAAAGTCTAGTGCTCTACCCTGTGCGCCGCGTTTTTTTAATTCTTCTTCAGCTTTTTCGTATGTTGGCAAAGTGCCAATGATTTGAGTGCGGGCTGCATTCTCAGCCGGCGGCAAACCACCCTTACTTAAATGCGGAACTTTTTTTTTATTATTTTCCCGTATTGCTTTAGCTGCGCGTTCAGCCTTAGACATTTTATTCTTTGCTGACCCACCTTCAGCCATCTGTTGTGGCTGCTGGGGTTGAGCCTGTGCAGGATTTTGACTTTTCTTTTTAAGATAATCAAGGAACGTATTTAAACCCTCAGCACCTAGTCCAATAGCCGTACCACCAATACGTGTTACAGGGTGTGGGATCATAGCCGCTGCAGTACCTAACGCACCAATACCGCTAATTATTGAACCGCTGGTGTCACCAGCGTTGTAACGATTAAGCGCATCTGAACCTTGCAGACCAGCACCAAGTCCAACAGCACCACGACCAAGCATACCCATTGGCGCAGTTAATGCGGATTTAAAACCTCTAGGAGCTTTTGCTGCAGTTTGTTGGTTTTTTAAGGCGTCCATTTCTGCTTGACGTTGTGCAGCAAAGCGAGCTTGACGGGCAGTTTCTGCATCTGCTAGTTCAGCGGCTTTTTCAACATTGTAAGGGCCAGTCATCTTAGAAGCAATTTTACCTCTACCTACAGGCTTATTTTTTTCGGCCTGTATGCGTTTAAATTCTTCATTTACTTCTTGAACTGTTTTACCTTCACCAGCACCAAAGCCAGTTTTTCTTGCCCATTTTTGACCGGCTGAATCCCATTCTAAATCAGCAGGATTAACACCCATTTGTTTTGCAATGCTAGTACGTTGTCTTTCTTTTGCCCCAACATTTACAACGGGACCAGCGGCGGCTCCAACTGCAGCTCCTGCACCACCCATCATAACTTGATTTACGGCTTCAGTAGCTGCGTCAGGAGAAGGAGGTGCTGACTCTGTTTGTTTTGACGCAGCAAGCTCTTGTTCAGCCCGCTGCCTAAATTCAAATTCTTCTAGTTCTTGAGCAGTAAATTGAGACATTACTTAGGGCCCCTTTGTTGTAAATACAACTGATATCTTTTTTCTTTATCTGCGTCTTTATAAACAAATGGAGATGCAGCTGGTTTTGCTGCAGAAGATTGAGCTTCTCCAGTGCCCATTACAACGCTATTACCAGATCTATCTTTTTCATTTAATGAGGCACCAACATTTTTAGCTTTACCCATGTCAATGTTGACACTATTAGCAAAATCCATCATTCTGTTGTTATAATCTTCACGCAATGCGCGGGCTTCTTTAGTAACTCTATACTGATCAAAATTACCCCTTGGATTACTGCCTTTCCAAGTATCGTAACTGTCGCCAACTTTTTGATCGTATTCAGCGCGCATTTTGCCCCATGCAAGATATTCTTTAATTGCACCTGGTGAGTTAAGTCTACTACCAGTAAGTTCTGCAATTAAGCCACGTTCAGCATCAGATACCGCACCTTGACCGGCAAGAAGTACTTTAGCTTCTTGCAATTTCATTTTAGCAAATTCACGACCTACAATTTGAGCTGCATCTTTTTCAGCTTGACTAGCGTCTTTCATTGTGGACGCTATTAATTTATCAAAGTCTGTAATACCAATAGAATAATTTCCAGCCTTCACAGCGCTTTGAACTAATGCACCAACACCGTTCCAAAATCCAGGTTTTTCAAATACACCAAAAACACGATTCGTTCTTGGATCTGTAACGTATTTTTCAATATTTACAATAGATGCAAGTCTTGTACCAGAAGTACTACCGGCTTCAAGTATCTCAGCTTCTTTACCACCAATATATTTACCAGAAGCAGTGCCTGCGGCAACTTCTTTAGCTTCTGTACCTTTTAATTCAACTTCAGCTTGCGGTATAGTTTTCCGTTGTGGTGCACCAACTACAACTTCAGCCGGAGCTGTAGTTAAACCAGCTTTTTGTTTTGCTTGCGCAATATACTCACCAACAGTTGGGGCATTTGGATTACGTGGATCACGACGGTTTACATCAATAGTGCCGTCTGCTTTAATAGCACCAGGACCGCCATAATAGGCAGCCATAACTTTATCTGGATCACCTTTGTACTGTTTATAGTATTTATCAATTAACGCATCACCAGCAGTTTTGTTGTGCTGGGGGTTGTTAATATCATAGTTTTGGGGAATTAATCCTTCTTTCTTAAGTCCTTCAAATGTATCAGGTAGAATTTGCATAGGACCAACAGCACCAGCGTAGTTTGGTTTAGAAGTATCTAGTTTACCGCCTAAACTTTCTTGGTTAAATATGCCGGTTTTAATTGCAGACAGCGTGTCTGCCGGAGCTTTTGCTGCACTTGGCTTAGATGTAGGCATAATAATCCTGTCACCATAACCTATTTCTTTATAACGTTTAGCAGTTTCCGCGTCAATATAATCAAGTTCACCAGTTTGGGGATCAACAAATTTAATTTTGTTTTCGTAAGTTGCTGGGTTGTATCTAAATTGCGCTTGTATTTGCGCCATTTTTTGAGCGTATGGATTGTAAATGCTGTTCCACTCTTCTTGTGTTCTTGCGTTGCTTAATGCTCTTTTAATTTCAGCAGGCATTTGATCAAATACAGACTGGCGCATACTAGCACCACCAGGAGCACCGGCACCACCGGCACCACCGGTTGGGACGCCGCCAGTTAACTCAGCTTGTTTACGCTCGTTAAAGGCTTTTTGTTGTGCAGCAGATGAACGTAATGCAGCCATTTGTTGGCGCATGTTAAATAACTCACGATCTTCTGCTAATTTTTGTTGGTCCATAGCTGTCAACGCAGCAGATGGCCCTTTTTCACCACCGGATCCCCAAGCAGCCGCACGTTGTAAACCACGCTCAAATGTACTAAATGCGCCTGTTCGTTCATTAACCATACCTTGCATATTGGCTAATAACTCTTCAGTTTGAGTTGGGTCCATAGCAATGGTGCCAACAGGTGACAAACCTTTGCCAGTGGCTTTTACAGCAGCACCAGTAGCAGTGGGTTTTTCGTCTTCTTCTAAGGTATCAAGTCCGGGTGTTGTCATAATTATGGTTCGTAATTCTCTATGTTATTATAACCTTCATATGGGTTTGATGGTTCGTAAGTATTCCAATCAAAATCAGATCCGCCGCCACCGCCGCCACCCATATCAAAATCTTCTCCGGTATCGCCGGTACCGCCACCAACATCCCTGTTATCTAAATCTGGATTTGGGTTTGGTATGTATGTTCCACCGCCACCACCACCTCCAGGTACATATACATCACCACTTCCGCCTCCGGTGCCACCAATGTTAATTCCAGCACGTTTAAAGAAATCCATTAAGCCACCAGCAGGTTTGTAGCCGGGTTCTCCAGGTTTTCCTACCGCAGGGAATAGCTCTTTGAGTAACTTATCAGTACCACTAATAGAACCACCAAGAGCAGAAACAATAGAACCAATTTGGTTAAGAGGTGATAGGTTGGTAACGTTTTTGGTTGTAGTTGGGATCTGCATACCGCCAAGGATTTTACCTAGAGCAGATGAGGCAAAGAACGGATCAGACTGTTGGGCCTGTCCTAATGACGTCATAGACTGAACGCCTTGACTTCCTACTTGACCTAGTGCGCCGGCGGCTTGTGCGCCAACGCCTTGAGCTTGTAAGGCTGCGTTCATTTGGTCGGCAAACAACTTAGACTGTGCGTCGGCCATGGCTTTATTAACTGCAGTCTGCCCACGCAAACTACCAAAATTACCAGAAGCAATATTACCCCCTTCAACGGGAGCAGTATATTGAGGCATTAATTGTTCTAATGCTTGGTTTTGAGCTTGGAATAAACCACCCATTGGAGTGGCTACATTGGGAGTAACTTGACCTGTGTCACTAACAAGCCAAGGATTAGCAGCACCAGAAGCAATTTGGTTTAGGGTTCCTTGAGCTTGAGTAAAAGGATTTTGTGAACCGCTAAGTTGATTAATAGCTTGACCAGCAACAGTGTTTTGTAAACTAGGAACATTACCAGCCGCAGTGGTTGCTTGGTTTACAACATTCTGTTGCGCGGTATCAAACCACGATGGCATTGAGGTGGATTGAACCGCCTCGTTTGATATAAAATTAGATAAGCCAGCCATTATTTTTTCACCTTCTTTTTCGCTTCCGTTAGGTATCCCAACGCGCCTTTACTATCTGGCGGTAATTTTCTTGAATCTGCTTTACGTTTATGTTCACGAATTGTTTTTAAAAATTCGCTTAATATTTCTGCACCACTATCATTACTGCCGTTACCTAATGATGATACAACATCTGCGGGAATTACAAACTCACCGTTTGCTAACATTGCTGGGATACTATCGCTAGTACCATCACCCTTACCTTTTACGTAACTGTTCTTTAACGAGTTTAAACCACCTTCGCTAAAGAACTCAGGATTGTGTCCAATAGGACCACCTTCTTTTGCAGCTTTCCATTCTTTACCAAATGGGTAACCTGCCAATTCATAATTTAATGTTTTTGGTTTAACTATTCCTGGTTTTAACGCCATAATACTAGAACCGCTGCTTAAAAATGGTGAAGTGCCAGTGTAGCTTAAATCATAAACACCTTGTGTGTCAGTAGCAGGTCTGCCGCCGGTTGCCATTTCTTGAGGTTCTTGTTCTGGCGCCGAACCAATTAAACTATAATTTGGATCTCCAGTTAATACGTTAGATGTTAGTTGTGAACCGTATTGTGAGTTTAACATTAAACCAGGATCGGCCGCAGTTTGATTTGCGCCAGGTGTTGGTTTTTTAACCATGCCTTTGCGAATAGTTGCTGCTCTTGACAAACCAGGTCTACCAATTTTTACAGCAAAACCAGAACCAGATTTTTCATCAGGAATTTCTGTGTATTCTTCTTCTTGATACTCACCGCTCATGTCAAAGTCTTCGCCGGTGCCTTTATCACTCATGTCAAAGTCTTCGCCGGTGCCTTCTAAACTACCTAAACCACCCGTACTAGTTGCTTCAGTAACATCAATAACTTCACCGTCTGGTGACATTGTAAGCGTGGATCCGTCATCATAAGTATATATTAGATTACCGCGCGTGTCAGGTTTTTGGTTTTCCAATCCATCCGAAACAATTTCTTTTGGTTCTGGAATAGGCGCACTCATATCAAAATCTTCACCGGTTGCGTCTATTGGTGATTCTTCTTGATATGGGTCAACATAATCTAATGTAGATCTTGATTCACCAGCAGTTGGCAACATGCGGTCATACTCTTCTTGAGTAATCTCACCATCAGCTAATTGCTGGTCTAATTCTTCTTTAGTTGGCGCAGGTAAAGATACACCTTCACCCTCAACATCCTCTGCGCCAGTTACGGTAACAGATGCTTGTGGTTGATCGCTAGTTATTGTGCTTGCTGTTTTAGCGTAGGGCGATGGGCCAGATTGTTCTGCGTCCGCTTGCCCTTTAGCAATTGCGTATGATTCTTCTGGTGAAAAACCGTTTTGAATAGCGTCTCTAAATGTTTGAGACATTGTTATTTCATCAGAAGGAATATTTGTTTCTGCGGTTTGTATTGTTTCAGTTGGTGGTGTGTAAGGCTCACTTCTGTCAATTACGGGGGCAGTTCTGTCATCCAGACCGGCATAATCTCTAACACCGCCAGCTATTTCATTAGTACCGTATCTAATAGCTGCGTTGCCAATCATAGAACCCAGTGCTTGAGCAGGATCTCTTCCTTGAGCTGCAGCAACTGCGGTATTGGCAATTGCTTGGTCAGCAAAACTTGAACCAGTGCTAAGATCAACTGGTAAATTAGCTGTAATGCCCTGGGTTATCATGCTAGTGCCAATGTTTTGCGCCACTTGCATTGGGTCGGCGCCGTTTGCTAATGCCAAGCCAGTGTTTAATACCATAGCCGCTTGGGCGGTAGTTGCACCAGCCCAAAGATAAGGCGCTACATATGGTGCCGCAATAGCAACAGCAATAAGCGGTAACGCTTTAGCTGGGTCGTTAGCAATTGCTTCTACTGTTCTACCAACAGATTGAGCTGTATCTTCAACAAAATTACCTACTTCTTGGGCAGCGTCGCCAATGGCTTCACCAACCGCGCCAACTGCGTCACCAACCGCTTCAAATGTATCTGATACAACTTCAACGACGGCAGCCATTACGCACCCATCCTTTCACCTTGCAATACAAGAGTTACTCGAATTTGTTTGCCGTCAGTTGACTTTTGTACGGTGTATCCCATATTGGGGTTTCCCAGTTCTTGTTCTTCTCGGGCGATATATTTAAAAATATTTAAAAGGGAAGGGTCGGAGAAAGTAGTCTGCAGTCCAGTAAAACCATCTTCAATTGCTTTGTCTACAAACATTTTGCTGTTTTGTATAAAGTTTTCAGCGGTGTCTGCATTAAGGGCACGGAACACACCGAACTCTTCACGTTGTTCGGAAGGGTGGATTACAAAAACAGTATTGCCAAACTTATACAATCTGGCGTTAGGCAATCCTAATTCTGCCGTAAAAAACAAAAAAACTTGTTTAAATGGATACGGCGAACGAGTGTTTTCAGCCGCGATCTTTACGATCATGTCTGTGCCTAGTTCTTCTTGTTTGCTGTCGACCATTTGAGTCATAGCTGTTCCTGTTTAAAAGGTATGATTCTTACATATACTAATGCAAAAATATTGCATTTATCGCCCTAAATCAAGTGGTTGGGCCGTTTAAAATAAAGCTAAGGGCTGAGGCCCAGTCTTGCCAAGTCTCAAATGCTTCCGGGTCTGGGACCGGATAGCTTTCAAATGTAGTTAGTTGGCTAATGTTTTTAGCTACTAGTTTCCAATTATCCTCGTTGTCATACATAATTGGCTCTTCGCCAAAGTAATGTAGGAAGTTGCCGTTCCAATCATCCCAAGACATATACTCTGGGTTGATTGGGAAGAATGTTTGGATACTCACGGACGCTCGTCGCCGTACTCTGCAGTAATAAGCAGGCGGCCCATTTCAAAGTTACCGTCCAATACGTTGGACTCAAACTTGAGGCGTACTTCGCGGTGCTCTACGCGCAGGTCAATCTTACCGGTGTCTGGGTCAAAGTAAAATGGCCCCGAGGTCTCTGTATCTCCGCGGGCAAATTTACGGCCCAATATGGTCATAGCCATTGTGCCGGACTGTACAAAGTCTGGCTCAATACGTCTTAAGTGCATACGCCGGTTAACGCCAGTGGCGCTGTCTTGTGATGGTATCCCACCAACCCAGCTAATGTCGCAAGTCGTGATGCTAGATGTAATGGCAAACTCTTGGTTAAACGTAATAGCGTTTGTGCCAAACTCATGCTGCCATAGTGGATATCCACCTTCAATATAATATATGTAATCGCCGGCTACTTGAATTGGGTCAAAGTTTACATCTACAGTAATTAATGTCACACCCTCTGGGTTTGTTGCTGTAATTGCAGAGGTAAACATAAAAACACTTGTTACAATTTTATAAACAACAGGGCTTCCCGTATTTGTCAGCGAGATATAGTCACCCGCGCCAAAAGTAGCCGTCACGTCACCATTAATATATACCTGGTTATTATTCGGTGGCGATTCACTGGGTGGCTCGTCAATAACTTCAAACGGTACGCTAAATGTATTAATGTCTTCCCATCCAGCCCAGATTGGTGTTGGGAACACCTCGGTGGTATATCCACACGATCTACGTGATCCAGGCGCGCTTCCGGCGTCGTACCAGATTTTGTCTTTGACGTTGTATACAATTGCGTCGGTGCATTCTGTGGCATCGCCGCGGGGATAAAAAAACCAGATCTCATTATACCTAGGTACTTTGGTTGCCCATACCTTTTGGCGCTGTACAAAGTTGAGGTTATCAAATAGCCAGTTTACGTTTTTATCATTTGGCAGTACAGAGACCGCACCATTGTATAGGTAGAAACGGTCGACACCCATCCAGTAAAATATACCATCCATCTCAACAAAGCACGAGGATGATATGGTAGAGATCTGGCTAGAAATAATATCATAGCGCCAGTAAAGCGGAGTTGTGCCGGTAAACGAAACACGGATCAAACTATCAGTTGCCCAGAACAATCCAGACGGTGAGTTAGTACCGCCGCGTACTGGTATGCCTTTAACAATCTTAGACGAGGCCATGTTGACCTGGTTAGACGTTGGGCCGTTCCAGTCGGTAATTGTTTGCTGGTTGTATAATGTTAGCGTTGTATTGGTGTCGACGTTGTTGTTGGCAATAAAGCCATCCGACCCATACACAAACGTGTAGGGATACAACACGCAAACACCACCATCTACTACTATTGGTCGATAGGTTGGATTCTGACCGCCAGTATCGGCTAATCCGTAAAAGTTCCATTCGTTTGATGAGTCTGGCAATAACCCACCAGTTAATACTTGGGTCTGGATGGCGTTGTCAATGTTTGCTAAGTTTTGACCCGGATGCGCCAACACTTGTAACGATCCACCCGCAGGCGAATACTGTAAGTCAAACTGCCACAACAGATTTGGATCTGGTGTAAATGTAACATCGTACAACGCTACCGTTGTGGGCGTTCCAGCAATACTGGAGGCCGTTACAGTTACCGTTGTATTTGGTGACGAATATACCGCACTAACTACTGTAGTTGCGGTAGTAATGTCGTCGTCAAATATAACCGTCATTGCGGCAGGAAACGCCGCGGTTACGTCGCCAGCAATTACAAAGGTGCTGGTTGTGTTTGATACCAATGTAAAAGGTGCATAGCCAGGTAAAATATTTACAGTAAGCGGACCACTGCCAACGCCAAACGTAGTGCCTGTTGTAAATGCTTCTAAGCCATACTGGTTACCAACAAAAATGTAGTTAACTCCGTTAAAAGAGTTAGATATCATACCTCTTGGTATGCCGGTAAACGTCGCAAACAGTTCACGGTAGCCACCCATTTTTCTAGGCGTGCCACGTTGAAAACGGCACCATTCTCCGTCACTGAACTCACGTGACTCAAATATTGTGCCGTCTCGTTTTATACCTGGCTGAACACCAAGCGTGTAGACCAGATTATACTGTTCTGGTAAGCTGTTTTCTCCGGCCATTAGAACGTCCCGCCACCAATTAACCCTGCGTTAAATGTTGCTGGTGTAGATACCTGTGGACTTAGCGTGTTAGTGTTATCAATCTCCAACATGAGCGTAGAGTTTGCCGATAGTCCAAGCACGTTAGTACCAACTAAGTACATACCCGTGTTGGTATCATTTGTAAAGGAGAACGATGGTGCCGCAGCAGAACCGTTGTCTGCATAGTAGACACCCACGGTTGTTTGGCTAATAATATACAACTGGTTACCATCACTTAACGCCAGTACAACACCGCCGTTAGCTAACGCAATTGGTGTCTGTAAACTGCCAGAAATTTGGAATGTAACATTATATCCAGATTGTCCCGTATTGTTTACCAACACATACAACTGAGTTGTTGCTGGTAGGGTGACATCCAAATCAACCGCACGAGTGCCGGCTAATGCAACATAAGTCTGGATAATTGGTGCGTACGATACTAAACTAAATGTGTTACCTACAACGGAGTCCACGTCGTACGTTGCCGATGTAAAGGTTACATTTGACGGTACAGATAAACCAACGGTAAAGAAATTACCAGAGGATTCTTGAAAGACAATAAAGCCAGACTCTGCGGGGTTAACAGTTATATTTGCTAGACTGTCAATTGTTGAAGTGCCTTGTGGCGTGATTGTAATCGCACCAGTTCCGTTATTTCTAAACGCAATATACCAGCCGGTAGTTAAACTAGCCGCCGTTGGTAGTGTAAATGTGCCATTACCACCCGTCCAGACAAATGTAGCGGCACGGCTTGCGTCTGTAATTGATGGTGTTGACGATACCTCTACAACGTTTTGCGTGGTGTTTAGTTTGCCAGATAGGGCAACTAAACCGTTTCCAGCTAACGAAGCGGCATCGGCGGATGATGTGCCAGCGCCAAAGGTTACATTTTGCCAGACACCAGCAGAAGTAGAGTTATCCGATAGATAAAAATATTTAGACACTCCTGCGGGGATTGACACAGATCCTGTGCCAGCAAAGTCTTGTACAGTAAATGCTACGCCACCAAAGTTACGAATTAAGATATCCGCGCCGGTAGTTCCTTGGTTTGCCTCGGGTAATGAAATAACCAAGTTAGAAGTAGACGGTGTGCAGTCGATAATACGAGCGGCGGGTACTTGCTGTGGGTTAACAACCGCCGGCCAATATAGTTGTACGTTTGCGCTAAAGTTAAGCTCGTAGTACGATACGTCGGTTGGCTGTACGACTGTGCCGGTAAACGGTGATGTGTAGATTGGCATATATTATGGTTCCTGGACCGTAGTATTTCGATCAATACGACGCGAGTTGTCTTCCTTCTTCAACGCGGCTAATGACTCGGTGTAGTAGCTTTTCCATACGGGCAGCTTATCCAACGCCTTTAGATAGCCCTGGGCCTGTAGTAAAGTTCCAAACAACATCGCCTGCGGGCACTCGCGCGTGAACAAGTTGGTCTGGTTAGATGTATCTAATGGCTGGATTAGGCTGTAGTAAATAATTTCTACTGGGTAGTCATCGTCTGGCTTTGGCGCAAAGTTCCAGTTGTTGTAGTCATACTCGCCGTAGTACTTTGGCTGCCCGTTGCTAGACTCTGATTGGTACTGCGCAATATAATCCTGTGAGCGCAACAATACTGGCGCGCCGTTGACCTTCATAGACACAGTTTTACGCCAGCGTGCTGGTTTAGCTAGCACGTCCTGGTTAGTTGCCAGTGTGGTTTCTACGACAGTTAATTGCAGTAGCGACTTTAACTCTGCCGCAATCGCTGCCTCAGCCAATCCAATTAGGCTGGGGATCTGTGCAACAAACCCGGCGTCGTCACGTTCCATGTAACGCTGGACGTCATCTACCAGATTGTTGTAGGTCATTACGTATGCGCCGCTCATCGTGTATAGTAGCTGTAGTTAGGTTGGAAGTAAATAGGCGACTTGTCGCGCTCTTCTTGTGCTGCGTCGTACTCTAATTTAACGGCTTGTTGTTCTAAATACCCAATACGTTGCAGATCAATCTGTGGTAACTGTATTGCCAGCTTGTGTGATAGGCTGGCTTGGATAGAACCAATCCAACGGTTTGGTAGGTATAATTCGTCAGTTAGCGAACCAACGTCTGGCATTTGTGTCTCTATAATTAATTGAAACACTTGGTAGTTATTATTTGGTACGGGCCACAAGTACATGCGTGGTTCGATCAAACGATCGTACCAATATTGCAATGAGCGTTGGCTTGGGAATTGTTTGTTGGGTAGGTTCCAGTAGTCGTCACGGTTTAGTCGTGCCAATGGAATAACCTGCTGACTCTGTGCGAACTGGATGGCACGCAACGAGAATGTTGCTAGTGTGTTTCGGTTTTTTAATCTAAAGTAATAAAACTGTTGGGTGGCGTTAATGCTAAAGTAGGCCCACTCACGGTCTGCTAGTGTGGTGGATGGGAACGACTCCCACACCGTCCAGTTTGTTCCGTCGTTGCTGACCTCAAAGTCTAGGGTATAGGTTGCCGTTGTTCCTGGGCAGTACGCATTAAATCCAACGTAAAACAAACGTGTTTGGTTACTGTACGCCGCACCAAAAAAGTTATTACCTAATGAACTGGTTGCAAACAAATCAAGTGTGTCGTTTGCGTCTTGGTCAAACAGGTTGACAACGTTTGGGTTTGATGTTGGCAATAAACCGCTGTACGACGGGTTAGTAATATAAACCCAGTTTGCCTCACGCACGTCAATCGTGCTCTCTGGCAACGAAATCCATTGTGCGTTTGTTGGGGCACCAATGACTTTATTTTCTAATAGCCATAGGTTAACGCCACGGTTAGATAGGTTTTGTAGAATGTAGTAGAGTGCTTGTTTGCCTGCATCAATATACTCAGGCGTGATTTCTTCTGCCGTCTTACCAGCATCACGATATGCGTACGAGATCAACTGATCTACGTTGATCTTGGTCTGGTTGATGGTACCAGAATATGACATAGATTAACGTCCTCTGCCGGATGCGCGTTTAGTTACTTTTTGTGGAAGGTTTGGTTTTGCTTTGCCGGCTTTGATAAACTCCTTGCCAACCTTCTTTGGGATGCCAAGGGTTGATTTACCAGCCGCGGCGGCGTACATTGCCTTCTGTTGTTGTTTAGATTCTATCGGCATATTAAGGCTTGTATCCACGGTTGCGTTGTGATTTGCCAAATCCTGGTCCAAAAAAATCGGATAAGTTATAACCTTTTGTGCCCCTCAAGAATGAACGTGGTGCCATAGGAGCAGTACGTAATTGATTTTCTTGTGGGTATGCTAAACCAGAATCTGCATCAACATTGGGGCGTTGTTGAACAGCAGGAGCTGCAGCAGGACGGCGAACAGGAGCTTTAACTGGTGCAGTCGGAGTCATCTTATTAATTGGCGTATATAAATCGCCATACTCATTACGCTGCATAGTTGATGGTGCGCCAGTTTCGTCACGCAAAGTGCTGTCCATTGGTGCTAGTGCTGGTGCAACAGTTTGACCTACGTCACGGTTATCCATAGCTGGAACGGCGTTTGGAATGTAGTTTTGCTTTTGTGGGATTGCTCTGCGCATACGAGCCATGATGAATGGGTCGGTGCGATCAGCACCACCTAAGTATGCTTCTTCTTCAGCAGTCAAAGGGCCAGTAGAACCACCAGTGTTAAACTTCTTAATTTTGCCGCCTTTTTTCTTGGCAACAGCTTCACGCTCTGCATCAGATACGGAGCCTTGTCCTTTTAGCGCAGACTTAGCAGCACTAATACCTTTAGTGATCATTTTTCCAGCAGCCCGAACCGGTTTCATAATCATTTCACGGTCTTGGGTGTTTTCCTCAAGGGCAATATCATCGACCAGCTTTTGTGGATCTTTTACTTGCTGGCCGTTACTATACTTTTTTACTTTACCACCCTTCTTAAAAAACTTAGGGGTGTTCATTACATCTTTAGTTGCGGCGCTAGGAGCGGCTGCCTTTTTGGGCTTGGTCTGCTTGACTTTTTTAATGTCATCTTTATCACCGGCGTCTTTCTTCATTTCGATAGCGCCGCCGGCTTTATACTTTTTTACTGTACCAACCTCTTTCTTCATCCGCCCACCTTTTTTGAGCTTGGATAGGTTAGTTTTTTCTCCCTCGTGGGATTGTTTGTCGTGCATGGCAAATGCCTTCTTGACAACTTTCTTGTCTTGGACAATGTCCTTTTTCATTTCTTTGGACTCGGAGTGGCCGCCTTTTTTCATTTTGCCGCCGTAGGCCATGGCTTTAACAGAGCCGCCTTCTTTAAAACATTGCATCTTGGGGAGTGATTTAAAGCCTTCCATTTTGTATTTCCTCGAGGTTTATTGTTGAATAGGGTGATCAGCCCTTATATCTACTAATGCAAAAATACAGGGGTTTACGCCCCTGCTAAGAACAATGTGCGCTCTATTTGACGGCGCTTTTTAAGTACTGGTGGGGTGCTCCAGTTAAGGAACGCATCTCCAGCCTTGTGCACATTACCATCGTTTAGGTGTTTGACTACCTCAGAACGCATAATGTTGTTAGGTCCAATGTTGTGGCACAGGCTCATTAGGGCGTCAATCTGGTGCCTTCTAGGAATGGTGTTTAAAGCCGATTCCAGGGCCGTAGAGCACTTTTCTAGGTCACGGTGTAGGATACCCATTACCTCGGCTTCAGAAAGCTCTTTGTGAAGCAAATGGGTGTCTTTTTGGCGAATTAAATGCCCCACCCCAGTCGTCCAGTAACCGCCAGCATCCTGATAAGCGCGGTAGCGCTTTCCTTCAAAGTGTTCTATTAACTCAACGGTTGAGTCCGCAACCCATTGGAATGGGGTGTGGGCTATAGCCCACTTAGCCAGGGGATCATGGAAGCACATTCCCCAAACAAGCGCGATCGCGCAGGCGTACACCGCCAACTGATGTCGTAGCATAACGTCTCCTTAATTTAGACTAATTGTACGGTCTTGTTCCGTTTTTGTCAATAATTAAGGCCTGACGCCTTGGTTGTTGTTCTTTGGTGTTTGGCACGCTGATATGCGTCCAGGAGCCAAACTCTTCAATGATCTGGTCAAATGGTATTCCTCCATCGATGCAGGCCTGTACGACCTGTTTG